AGGGAAAGACGGCCCGGTCAATCCAGTAGCCAGCAAGGGCGGCTAGGGAGATCAGATTGAGCTTATAGAGGCTGACCGGCAGTTGCTGCGGCGCGATCAGAAAGACGGCCAGCGAGAGGATCAGGGCAATCAGCCACCAGCTGGTCATGCGCGGCAGCTTGGATTGGCGGAGGCTTTGGACAGAAGTGGATGACATGAACGTCCTCGGTGTGAACTTTCGGGTTGGAAAGCCCACACTCTGGACGTCAGAGTGGGATTGGTCTTTTGGCCGAGGGCACTATGCGTTTCGCCTGGCCAGTGGGACTATGGAGTCAGGTTCCAGCGTTTCGCCGGATCACCGTGTCCATGGCATCTGCATCATCAAATCGGTACATGCAGACGCTATTGGTGCCTTGCGGAGTCATGTGCAAGACCTGAATCTCGCCGCCGATATGCAAGCGTTCGCTAGCCGGCTTTGCTGCTTCCAATTCCCGCTGAGATTTCATCATTTCGATGATGCTCAAGGGAAATTCGGCCTCGGTCTCGAAGTTGCAAGCCGGTTTGGCGTGCATTCCATAGCCTAATCGCTCTGACCGGAAATCATTGGTCGAACGATATGCAAATGCCACCACCTGGTTAGTGTCTTCGGAGAAGCCAAAGTGATAAATCGTAGTAGTGATCCCTTGCGGGAAGCCGATCTCTTCAAGGCACCTGTTGTACAGCGATTTGAGCTGTCCCTGTGCGAACTTATTCAAAGACTCAATCCCACGCACCGCCATGCGCTCGTTGATGATGGAGAACCAAGCGCTACAGATGCCCGCCAGCCCTGTACCAGCGACGATCATGCGCATGTGCGGAATATGGATTGCCTTGGTGGTCCAATTCAGCGGGGTCCCCGATTCGTCAACAGCTAGCGTGTCCGTGGCTACAAAAGCCATGTCGGGCTGGGTATGGAAGATTAGAGACGACATAAATCCTTAGGTTGATCGCACTGTGGGTTGACCGCATCACGCCATCCTTCGACGCAGCCCTTCGCGGTACAGAATGCCGCCGACCTCACCAAGAACGGCCATATCGTCTTCGGTGAGGTGACTTTTTGCCAGATCCATCCAGGCAGCCAACTCTGCCAGCGCATCATCAAGACCGGCTTTGCTGCCTTGCAGGTCCAACAGCTCTGCGCGCTGCTCGAACAACTTGATCAGCGGATGGTTGAACATGGTTACTCCATCAAGGATTGATTTCAGAAGCGTGCTTTAGCCGGTCAGCTTGAAGCCTGCTTCTTACAGTCTGTTTGCCAGTTCACTATCTCGAAAACTCTGTTGTTAGGCTCTCGCTCTATATCTAGTGAAAGCAGCTCTATGTCTTTGCTGCCTAGAGGCTTGCCAAAAAAGGCCACGAATCGGATGCGCCCGTCATAAGCTCCATAAGAGTTTTTGGCCGCGACATCCCCGCAGACTTTGCGCATGCCAGAGTCTTCACCTGGGTTCTCTTCATGAACCAAAACAAAGGCCTCCCCAAACTTAGCGGAATCTGGGTCTTTTAGCTTGGCCTGAACTGCGTTTTGCGCCTTGCTAATCAGGCCTGAATCGTCATTGCCGCATGCGGCTAGAGAGCAGACTATGGCTGCGGTGATGAGGAGTGGCTTCATGCTGGTGGCTTTCCCTTATGCCCTTCTTTGTGCTTCTCGCTGGATGCAGGTTTCAAGGTATCGGGTGGTTCTGAGACATTCGAAATTCGTCAATTTTTTGACCCTGTCTGTATCGAACTCGCGGCGCATGAATGCTTCTGCAAGGGATTCAAGGGCGGGGCTTTTTGCCATTAGACGCAACAAGTCACGCTGTGGCTGAGTGGTGTCAGCTTTCGGCAGTGCAGCAGCGGAGGCGAGCTTAGATGACTGAATCGGGGGCTGAGTGGGCTGCTCCATCGATTGCACAGTGGCGCTAGCTGTGCCCAACACAACGATGTTGTATACGGTTTGATTGTTGGAGTTCTGGCTGTTATTCAAGTCGCCCTCAACACGGCCAGCCTGAAGAACCCCATTACCTTTTGCTTTCTGCTGCGGCATTAATTGAAGCAGCCATTGCATCATCTCCCTCACCTTCACTCTGTCTCCCTTAGAACTCTTAGGTCTATTTGGTCTTCGGCTTTCTTGTCGCGGTCTTAACCGGTGGGCCGCCATAGTTTCCACCGACAGAGCCTATCTGGACGATGCCATTGCCGTCAGCTCGTTGTGAGATCGGTTGCGCTCCAAGGGCCTTGGCTCTGGTAGCTCGCTCAGGCTTTGGCACAGAGGCTGGAGATGGAGGCATGCCGGCAGCAAACAGCACGGCAGACTGCAGCAGAGTCTGTTTGGCGTCCATCTTGCAGCGTCTGAAGGTGTCCAGCAGCAGTTGCTCACTAGCGTCTGCCGCTGGCTGCGAAGCCTGACGCTCTCCCGTCACGACATACAGCACATCAAGCCCCAACTTTGCCCATCCGGCCAAAGCTGCTGCATTAGGGGATGCATCGCCACTTTCCCAGTTGAAAAGGGTCTTCCTTGTCGTCTGTGCAAGCACAGCGAACTCGGACTGATTGAACCCCAACCGCTCTCGCTCCTCCCTCAGGCGCTCGCCCATGTGCATAAAAAAATTCCCAAAACCAATTGCTAATGGGTAAAAAATTACCCATAATCGCACTAACGCCAACCTAGCGCGACCTAACAACACCGCGCTAAGGGCAAAAAAAGCAGCAGCCCCTTCCACAGAGCAACTGCACCTATTCACATCAACCGACACATTTTGACATGAAGAAGCTACGCACCCCCGCTGAAGCCCGCGCATGGCTTGAGTACCAAGGCATCTCGATTGCCCAATGGGCACGCGAGAACGAAAAGAGCGACAGCCTGGTCCGCGAGATCCTGGCCGGCAAGAAGAAGTGCCATCGTGGCGAGAGCCACAACATTGCCGTGCTATTGGGCATCAAGGAAGGCATCCTGACCAACCGCCCCGGCCGCGTATCGCCTATGACTCTGCAAGGCGCTGCAGCATGAGGGCGACTACAGGAAAAACACTGGCCCAGCGGGTGGCTGAGCTCGAAGCTGCTTTCCGGCAAGAGTGCGCCCAAGCCTTCGCCAAGGCCCCCGGCCGCGAGAGCGACGTGATCACTCTGATGCAGGAGGAATCCATGCGTCGCCCGCGCACCGCAGCCACAGACGCGCTGCGTGCTGAGTTGGGCATTGCATACCCCATCCACCCCTCGGCCGACGAGCTGACCCGCCTCAGTCGCAAGTTGTATACGGTGCACGGCCTCGGTACAGCACTTGTTTCAGAAGTTGGAGGCTGACATGGTCCGTCATGCCTTCTGCATAGATATGGGGCACACGGGCATGGGCGGGGCGGCTGAGCAAGTCGTCACGGGCCTGCCACCAGCGCACGCCGGCATGCAACAGCAGCCAGGCCTCATCCGCTTCCGTCCTCGCCTTGGCGACTCTCAGATCCAGCTCGCTACCGCGCTGATTCAACAGCCTTTGCAGCAAGTCCTCCAGCTCGTCCGTCAGCTCAGCGTGCTGGGCCAGGGTGGCCTCGCGGCGCTGGGTCAGTTCTTCAAAGGCACGCCAGAGCACGTCCGCTCCGAAGCGCTCGGTGAAAGCCGTGAAGGCCACGGCAAGGGCCTCATGAATGCTCCAGCTTTGCTGGTCTTGATGGTTGGTTTGCATGTGCAGTCCTCTCAATGGATGGCTGGACTGTGCCAGCACATGGATTTCCAAGGGAAAAAGATTTTCGAAACCACTGCAGGGGAGGACTTCCAATGACCCGCCGCAATTGGAAACGCTTTCGGGCCAATAACTTTTTGGAGGCATTACGCGCCTGCAAGGACTATGCGCAAGAGCGCCATGGCCGCAGCGTGGCCCGCCTCGCTGACCATACTGGCGCGACCGAGGACACGCTCTACAAGTGGATTGGCACAGGGCGCATTCCTGGGATTCTGATTCCCACCTATGAGATGGCCTGTGGCGCACATTTTGTGAGCGACTGGCTGGCGTCTTCGGCGGGCCGCATGGTGATCCCCATGCCAACGGGGCGCAAAGCCACCGAAGCCGAACTGCTGCAAATCGGTGAGGACTGCGCAACCGCCATGCGCAAGCTGGCTGCGTTTTACGCCGACCCTGCCAAGGTGGACACGGCCGAGCTGATGGAGTTGCTGCAGCGGCACCTGGAACAGGTGGCTTTTCAACACCACAACGTGGGTCAGTACACCGCGCCCCAGTTGGAGTTGGAGCCATGAGCGATACGTCTGCAACCACCAAGAGCGCCTTGACCGTGCTGGCGGTAATGGAAGCCCTGACAGGCTTTGCGATGACAGGAGCCTCCAATAAGGACCTGGCTGAAGCCTGCAAAACCACTGCGGTGATTGTCACCCGCGCCACTCAGACGCTGATCGCATATGGCTGGTGCCGCAAGAGCGAAGAAACGGGGCGCTTTTACCCCACGCCCAAGTTCACGCGACTGACCTTTCGTGTGCTGGATGACTGCCAGCGCTATGAACAGCGCATGACCGAGACACGTCACGCATTGACGGGACAGTGAGCCGCCATGCCAACCACGACATACACGGTGGCCATCTACCCGCCTGGCAACAGCCACAACCGAATCCTGATCCCCGAGGTCGAGCCAGGCGCAGATGGAAGCCTGGAGCACGCCAAGGCTTATGCCCTAGATGCCATCACCGCCCTGGCAGCCCTGCCGCAAAGCCAATGGCGCATGCAGGTGACCCAGACCAGCCAGGTGCAAGACGCAGACCCCATTACCGAACCTAGAAGGACAGAAGAATGAGCCGAAAGACAAGCCAGACCACCGCGCCCACTGAGCTGGTGGACGTTTCCCCCGCAGCTACGGCGCGTATTGAAGCCGTGCAGGACTCCCTTGCAGTGCAGGCCATGGAGGCCTCGGCCAACGCCAAGGCCGTCGCAGTAGAAATGGGCTATGAAGGGACATTGACAGTGGGCGCATTGGAGGACGAGATCCGCTTCTACCAGCGCCGTACAGTGGAGGCCATACTCGAGACGGGCAAACGTCTGCGGGTACTCCAAGAGCTAACTCCGCGCGGCGAATTCGATGATCGCATTGAACTGCTGGGATTCACCCGCAGGACAGCCTACCGTTTCATGCAGGTCGCATCCAAGACCGCGAAAAGTGCCAATTTGGCACTTTTGAGCACCCAGGTTAAGAACGCCTCCGCATTCCTAGAGCTTGTCACCCACGACGACGACGCCTTGGAGTCCCTCAAGGACATGGACGATATCGACCGCATGAGTGCCAGCGAGCTGCGCTCAACCTTGCGCCAGGCCAAGGAAGACAACAAGTTCCTTGCAGAGAAGCGTGACAAGGAGCAGCAACGCGCCGACAAGGCCGAAAAGGCCCTGCGCTCCGGTGACCCCCAAGCCCGCAGCCTGGAAAAGCGTGTGGCCGATTTCAGTGCCACGGTCAATCTTCAGCAGGATGCCGCCATGGATGCACTGCTGGTGATGGATCAGCAGATCAAGGCCCTGGATACCTGGTATCTGGAGTATGCCGCCCAGCAGCCTGGCTATGAACCCGGCGACCGCGTGGAAATGCCTGTGGAAGTGCTCGCTCTGGTGCAAAAGCTGTGCAGCAATGTGAACCGCATTGCGGCCAATGTGGGCAGCCTGCAGCACCTGATCGGCAACACCTTCGGGCATGAGTTGGAAGCTGTGACCACCTACCAGATGAAGACCCCCGCCCTGGCGCCGGCCCTGGAAGCTGGTCAGGCAGAGGGCGAGTGAGCCATGGAGGACAACGATATGGCATCCCTCGCACCGGCGACATGCGATTACATCCGCGCTCTGGCCCGCAAGCTGGAGACGACACCGCACAAAGCCCGAGGTCCGCTGATCGACGGTGGGGCTGAGTTTCTGGGCATGAGCAAGCAGACCATTTACCGCCATCTGAAGGCGGTAGCGGGTTGGGACAGCGGCCGTAAATGCCGCGCCGACAAGGGAAGCACCAGTGTGAACAGCGATGCCCTGTTGACCCTGGCCACGATGCAGCGCGAAAGCGTCCGCGATAACGGCAAGCAGACCATGCACACGCCCGTGGCGCGCAGCGTGCTGGAGGCCAACGGCTTGCCGGTTGGTGTGAGCAATGCCCACCTGAACCGCTTAATGCGCGACCGCGGCCTGAATGTCGAGACACAGGTGGCGGCATCGCCAGCGCAAAAGCTGCGTTACCCGCACCCGAACCACACGCACCAGGTGGACCCCAGCCTGTGCCTGGTCTACTACCTGAACGGCCGCCAATACATCATGGAAGACCGCGAGTTCTACAAGAACAAGCTGGAGAACTATGCCAAGGTGAAGTTCAAGGTGTTCCGCTATGCCATGTGGGATGGTGCCAGCGGTTCCATCCAGCCCTGGTACACGGAAGCCGCAGGCGAGAGCCAGGCCAGCTTGTTCAACTTTCTGATGCATGCCTGGAGCAAGCAGGACGGGCGTCTTTTTCACGGCGTACCCAAGGTGCTGATCTGGGACAAGGGCAGCGCCAACCAGAGCCACGCCATCCGCAACCTGCTCAAGAGCCTGGAAGTGGAGGCCATTACCCACGAGGCTGGCAACAGCCGCGCCAAGGGCGGTGTGGAGAACGCCAACAACATCATTGAGACGCAGTTTGAAAGCCGCCTACGCTTTGAGCCTGTGGACAGCATTGATGAGCTCAATGCTGCTGCCCTGGCCTGGAGCGAGGGCTACAACGCCAACCTGATCCCCGGCCAGGACACGCGCCTGCGCCGTGAGGGCTTGGCCATGCCCGTGGCCCGCTATGACCTCTGGCAGCGCATTCGCAGCGAAGAGTTGCGCCTGCTGCCCGATGTGGAGGTGTGCCGCGCCCTGATGGTGGGCAAGGAGGAGGAACGCAAGGTGGATGGTCACGAGAACATTACCTTCCGCCACCCCAAGGCCGACCGCACGCAGACCTATTGCCTCAAGGGCATGGACGGCGTGAATGTAGGCGACATGGTGAGCGTGCGCCCCTTGGTGTACGGCGACGACGCCATCCAGGTGGCGCTAGCCCGCTTTGACGGCGAGCCCCTGATTTACCGCGTGGAGCCCGAGCGGGAGTACGACGGTTACGGCAATCCGCTGTCTGCGGCTGTTCCTGGCGAAGGCTACAAGTCCCACGCACAGACCCCTGCAGAAGTCGCGGGCCAGGCCATGGACGAGCTGGCTTTCCCTGGCCAGGACGCTGACCAGGCACGCCAGAAGAAGGTGGTGCCCTTCGGCGGCGCGATCAAGTCGCACAGCTATCTCAAGGATGTGGAGCAGCCCAGCTATCTGCAACGCCCCGGCGTTGAGATTGAAGCGCCGGCCCACGCCGCACCAGCTGCGCCGCGAATGCTGGATTCCACCGTGGTGATGTTGCGTGTTCGCTCCGAGCTGGGCCGCAACCTGACCGCCGAGGAAAACCAGTTCATGACTGCGCGCTTTGCTGCAGGCGTGCCGGAAGACCAGCTGGACGCGCTGATCGACCAATTCAAGAACCCGCCCCAGGCCCAGGACGTGCAGCCACTGCGCGCCGCTGGTGGTCTGCGTGCTGTCTGAGGAGCCTATGAGCGACGAATACATGAAGCTGGCCCTGCACGGGATTCTGGTGCAGCTCAAGCAGTCACAAGCGGCCCTGGCGCGGCATTGCCGGGTGTCGAAGGCCACGATCAATCTGATCTGCAAATTCGACCAATGGCCCAAGACCGTGAAGACCAACCAGACCGCGTTGCGGCCTCTGATTGCCGAGTTCCTGCGCGGGCATGGCGCCACTGAGGAACAGGTGCTCGGCGCCTTTGAACCACTTTTCGAGGGGGCGCACCCGCTGTGTTCCAGCACAGCGTGTGCCCTTTATTCCCAAGGCCAGAAGGCCAAAAACCAAGAGGATGATATGAACGTACGTCACAGCCGCCTGACTTCTGAGACCCGCCAGCACTTTCGGATTCTAAAGGACCCGTTTGTGGACGAGCTGCGCTCCATCGCAGACGTGTTTGAGTCAGACGACATCCGCTATGTGCGTGCCGCTGTGCGCCAAACCGCGCTACACGGGGGCATGCTGGCCCTGGTGGCCGAGTCTGGAGCAGGCAAGAGCACCATCCGCAAGGATCTGATCGAGTGGATCAAGACCACCGGCGAGCGCATTGAAGTGATTGAGCCCTATGTGGTGGCCACCAGTGCCGCTTCCAAGGCTGGCCGTCTGCTGGTTGCCGCCGACATCGTTGGTGCGGTGATTCGCAGCCTGGCACCCAACAAGCCCGTGCGCTCGTCGCTGGAGGCCCGTACCCACCAGATGCACCAGATGCTCAAGGAAGGTGCCAGCGATGGACGCAAGCATGTGGTGGTCATTGAGGAAGCCCATGACCTGGCTATTCCGACACTTAAGGCGCTCAAGCGCTTCTATGAGCAAGAGGATGGCTTCAAGAAGCTGCTGTCCATCATCCTGGTGGGCCAGAACGAGCTGGCGGACAAGCTCAGCGAGAAGGACCCCGAGGTGCGCGAGGTGGTCCAGCGCTGCGAACTGATCACGCTACCGCCTCTGGATAACAACCTGGGCGCATACCTGCAGCACAAGTTCAAGCGCGTGGAGGCCGATATGGCCAACGTGCTGGAGACCGAGGCCATCGACGCCATCCGCGCCGTGCTGCGCCGCGATGAAACCCGCTCCTTCGGTGGCAAACGCACCACCAAGAATGTTTCCAAGTGCCACCCCCTGGCCGTTAACAACCTGGTCACACGCGCCATGAATATGGCGGCGGGCATCAGTGCCAAGACGGTGAATGCGGCTCTGATCCATGCGGCATTCCAGGAGAGTGGCAATGCCTGAGCGAGTCAAGCCCGAGTCTGCAGCGCTTCGCCGTATGGCCGGCCATTCCCGCCTGTTCAGCCTGGCTGGCGGTCGCGGCGGCTACATCGAGTGCGCCACCTTCCGCTTGGCGGGGCGCTTCATCAAGTTCCTGTGGATCAACGTCTATGACGCCGAGGGCAATGAGGTGTTGAGCGCCTGCAAAGTTCGCCCACAGGCCCGGTTCCGCTCCTGCCGATTTCTGCCCAGCAGCTGGGTCTTTGAGCAAGTAATGGCGGCAGAGGGCTATCGCCCTAACAGCTGGATTCGTGTTCAGTTTCCCGCCTTGAGTGGAGATCCCAATGCATAAAAAGGTTGCTTCTCTGACTGCATACAAGGCCTTGCGCCTTGTATGGATCAAGCGCCGCGCCCGCGTGCTGCAGCGCGCATTCAGCGCAGACCGGGCCACGGCCGTTCTGGAGGCCACCCAGGACTGGTATCGCTTCAACGGCAAGGCCCTGCCTAACCGCGCAATCCGTCGAGTTCAAGAGGAGGTATCTGCATGAAGCGCTATTTCTTTGAGCCTGGCGCAGTCCAGTGCTACCGCAAGCGCGGCCTACGCGCCCGCCTGGAGCGCGGTCTGCAGGCATTCAAGGGCCTGCTCCAGGCGGCTCTGGGCGGCCATCCTTCTGACTCCATTGGCCAATTTTTGCTGCTGGGAGCGATGGTGGCGGCCGCCGCAGCTTGCCTGGGTTCTCTGGCGGGCTATGTGCAATTTGAGCTGGGAATGGGGGTGATGTGATGGCACTGAAGAAGAACCGCCTGAGCGAGGACAGCAAGCGCCTGCTGGACCACATCAAGGCTCATGGCCCGCAGAACCTTACGCAGCTGCGCCCGGTTACGGGCGAGCTGGAAAGCGACCTGGTCAAACGTCTGCGCAACCTGCGCACAGGCGGCTGGCTGGAGATTGTGGAGGGCGCGCCGGAGCTGCGCTGGAACATCTGCAGCGTGGCCGCTCCGCTGTTTGACCTGGGCCTGACACCAGGAAGGACTGGCAAGGGCACGCCCAAGCCCATGGGCGAAATGCCTGAGCGGCGGCAGATCAACGTGATGAAGAGCGACGACTACAAGCCCACGCCATTCACGCCACCCCGCCAGGGATCACTGGATTTCAGCGCAATAGCCAGCCGTGGCGTGCGCTGCTGACGAGCACTTAAGGAGCAACGACAAATGACTCAACAAATTATTCCTGAGACTATTTCTGCCGAGGCCGAGGTGCCTGCAGGGATGATGCGAGATGGCCAGGGGCGTCTCTGGCCTATGAGCCTGGTCAAGCCTATCGACCAGGCGCGTGATGCACTGGTGCACGAGCTGGTGGCCATCGCCAAGGAAGAGAACCAGCGTCTGACACAGGCCAAGGCCAAGATATTTGGCGATGTCGCGGCCTTCGTGGATCTGAGCGCCGAGCAGTACGGCGTCCATCGTGGAGGCAAGAAGGGCAACATCACGCTGTTTACCTTTGACGGCCGCTACAAGCTTCAGATCGCCACGTCAGAGTCCATTCGCTTTGATGAACGTCTGCACGCTGCAAAGGACCTGCTGGACCAGTGCGCGGCTGAGTGGACAGACGGCTCTCGCGATGAGGTCCGCATCGTGATCCAGGAGACGTTCCGTACTGACAAAGAGGGAAACCTTAGCGTGGGCCGCATCCTGGGCCTGCGCCGCTGGGATATCAAGGACCCACGCTGGAAAGAAGCCATGCGCGCCATTGGTGACTCCATCCAGGTGGTGGGCTCCAAGCAGTACGCCCGCTTTTATGAACGCGTCGGTGACACAGACCGCTATGCGCCGATTCCTTTGGACATGGTGGCTGTGTGATGACCCGCGACGAAGCCCTCCAAAAGATCAAGAAGTGTCTGGCGCTCGCCGCCAGCCCTAACGAGCACGAGGCCGCAGCGGCATTGCGCCAAGCGCAAAAGCTCATGCAGCAGTTCAACCTATCCGAAGCTGATGTTGATTTGGCCGATGTCAGTGAACAGCAGCAGAAAGCCCAAAACGTGCCTCTGGTGCAATGGGAGTCCAGCCTGGCCCGAATGGTTGCAGAAACCTTCGGCTGCGACCTATTCACTCGCGTGAACCTCGGCTGGCCCGCCCTTGGCCGTACACGTTCAGTCCGCTCTTTCGTTTTTATTGGGGTTGGGGCTGCAGCTGAGGTGGCGGGCTATGCCTTTGATGTGCTTTCGCGTCAGTGTGCCAAGGACCGCCGCGCATACATGGGAAAACAGCCCAAAAACTGCAAGCCGAAGACCAAGGTGGCGCGCGGTGACACCTATGCGCTGGGCTGGATCAGCAGCATCAAGGAAAAGCTGGAGGCCTTTGCAGGCAACCAGCAGCACCAGGAACTCATTGCCCGGCACATGGAGCTGAACCACCCCGAAATGGGCTTCCAGACGCCGAAAGACCGCATCACCGGAAAGAACATCACGGGCAACGACTTCTATCACGGTCGCAAAGCTGGCCAGAAGGCCAATCTCAACCATGGCCTGGGCGCCCGTGCGCCACAGGCACAAATCGGAGTAGCCGCAGCATGAAAAGTATTGAATCTATCGCCAAGGCAGCCTACGAGGCCTTCCGCGCCAGCCTGACGCCAGTCCCCGTCGTGACCTGGAACGAGATGACCGAGCCTGTGCGGCAAGCCTGGATAGTTGCAGCGCAGACCATGGCCGACGAGATCCGCCAGGTGCATTGAACCGGCCGCCGCCACCCAAGCCCCCATGCAGCCGCCGCGCCATGGGGGCTTTTTCATATTCCAAAGGAGCCAAAGATGGCAACGACAAAACAAACCACACATCGCAACCGGATCATCAAGCTGATTCAGGTAGCCCGCCGCGACCTGTGCCTGGACGAGCCCAACTATCGCGGCATCCTATTCGCACAGGGCGGCAACGACTCCCTCGCCGCCATGCCCATCGACGGCATGCAGAAGGTGCTGGACTACCTCAAAGCGCAAGGATTCAAGGTGCGCAAGACCAGGACGGACCGCAAACAGGCCACAGGCATAGACGCCAGCAAAGTGCGCGCCCTGTGGCTGTTCCTGCATGAGCTGGGCGCTGTGCGTGACCCATCAGAAGCGGCGTTGACGGCGTATGTGAAGCGCATTGTCAAGGTGGATGATGTGCAGTGGATGCGCAGCGGACGCCGCGTTGAAACGGTGATTGAGTCCCAAAAAAAGTGGGCCATGCGCTACTTGCCTGCGGCCGTGGCCACACTCAAGGAGGAAGTGCGTGAGAGGTATCACAAGGGTCTGCTGAGCGAGGAACAGACTGGCTGCGCTGCTCGCGGTTTTGAGCGCTCAACCCAGGGCGAAGGGTTTGATGTGCAGTGGGAAGCATGGGAGAATCTACGCACTGCCGCAGGGCGTCCATTCCCCACCTGAAGACCCGATTTCAATGGCCACTCACGTCGACCGTGACTCCAACATGGCAATCCGCAGGAACCAGTTCCTGGCGGACCTGATGGACGTGGCCAAGAAGCACCTGCAGGAGCATGTTCCCGGCCCAGCTGCCGACCTGGTTGCGGGCTCGCTGACAGATCACCTGGCCGATTATTGGGGCGGTCAGCTGATCAACATCCCCAAGGACTACCGATGGAAGCTCAGCCAGCGCGAAGCTGAGATTTACGCAGAGTTCAACGGCTACAACATTGCCGAGCTGGCCCGTAAGTACGACATGCACGAACGCAGCATGCGCAAGCTGCTAGACCGGGTCAAAAAGCGCATGGCGGCGGCATCTGATCGGCGCAACAGAGACCTATTCAACGACTAAGGCCCCAAAATCGGGGCCTTAGTCTTTTATACGAACCCAAGCGTCGCCTTATGTCCGTTAGATTCGCCTTTCGCAGCTATTTGTCCGTCAACCACCTATCTGCTGCAGCAATCTTTGCAAAGCAGTGCAAAGAGATTGAAGCAAGTGCCAGAACGGCACAGATTGGTAGTGACGGGTTTCGACAACATACCGCGCTTGTGGTGTCGTCAGTGATCCTGTCTGCGGCATTTCTGGAAGCGACGATTAACGAGCTGTTCTCTGATTGTGCTGATGAGCACATGAGACATATCGATCCAACGCTGCCAGCTGGCAACTTGATGGGACGTCTTTGGAAGAAGAACGTACCCCGTACAGCTGCGTACTCGATACTGGAAAAGTATGAAATCGCTCTGGAGCTGAACGGAAAGCAAAACTTTGCTTTGGGTGCCAGTCCTTACCAAGACGTCAAATTACTGGTGGAACTGCGCAATGCGCTGATCCACTTTGAGCCAGAAACCGTAGATGGCCCCTCGGACGATGGTGCAGCCAAAGTGCATAAGTTTGAAAAGCGCTTCGCTGGAAAATTCCCCACAAACCCGCTGGTTAAGCAAGGCAACCCTTTCTACCCAGACAAGCTCCTGGGTGCAGGATGCGCTGAGTGGGCAGTCAAGTCTTCACTGGCCTTCGCCGATGAGTTTTTCGCTAGGCTTGGTACGCTCTCAAAATATGCAGGCGCTCGGCCAAAGTTCTGACGGCGTTGTTGCAGCGGACCTGTTTCACTCACTGCAACTGAATTTCAGATCGGCATTCCGGTACGTCACGCAACGTCCCCCAATATTCCGATTTATCACGCCTCACCATCTACCTTTATCTCACTCCCTTTCAGCATCTTCCAAATGCCAGAAGCGCGGGGATTTCGCAAAAGTCCACTTTTCCATCGGAACCCACTGGGCGAGGCGCCACGCAGCGCCAGACCACCCTGTTGCTGCAGTGAAGCCGGCTTGATGCCGGTGTGTGAATAGCATCAGCTGGGTATCGGCCAGGCAACAGGCTGGCAGATGCGCAGCGATACAACCGCAGAGGCAGGCGCTACTGTTTTACAAAACAGTGGCAATTTTTTTACCCGAGCTTTACAATTCTTGTGGAAATAGAAGTGAGATTGATTATCGTTCTGTTTTTTGCTGCCAGCCCCCATACGGTGTCTCCGTTCCAGCCACAGCGTCATTCGTTCTTCGGCACTTCTTGTCTGAAGAGAACACCCAGGCTTGTTTTTTACGCTCATGCTGGAACGCTCGTTTTTCCCCGTAGCCGGGGTTTTGCCATTTCGTCTTCATGCCACGGCTGTGGCCGTCAGCGTGGTCTGCCTGCTGCCTGGTCTCAGCCATGCACAAGAGGATGCCGCCTCGACACTGGCAGAAGTGACGGTGCAGGAAAAGGCCATTCCCAATGTCTATGGAGAGTCGAGTGATTCCTACGTGGCCGGCGGAGTCGAGGTCGGCAAGGCGGCGCAGTCTCTGCGCGAGGTTCCGCAGTCGGTGACTGTGGTGACTCGTCAGCGCATGGACGATCAGGCCATGCGCACGCTCGATGATGTGATGAAGTACACCACCGGGATCACGCGCGAAGAGACCTGGCTGGATACGACCTATCTGTCCCGCGGCATGAACATCACCAATTTCCGGTTCGATGGCGGCGCTGCCAGCTCCTCTCGCTCGGGCAGTCGCAGCCTGGACATGGCGCAGTTCGACAGCGTCAGCGTTCTGCGCGGGGCCGACGGTCTGTTCGGTGCCGGTGAGGCTGGCGGGGTTCTGAACTTCACCTACAAGAGGCCACAGGTCAAGCGTCAGACGCAGGTACTGCTCTCCGGCGGAACCATGAGCAACTATCGCACAGAGCTCGACACCACGGGCGCGTTGAACGAAAGCGGAACCCTGCGTGGCCGTTTCGTGGCCGTGAACCATGACCGAAAGGAAATGGCAGCTCCCTCCAAGCTCAAGCGGCAGATGCTGTATGGGGCGCTGGAGATGGACCTGACGTCCAGCACGGTTGCCACGCTGGGTGCCAGCTATCAGAAAGACAGAAACACGGGCTTCAATGCCAGCCTGCCGCGCTATGCGGATGGCAGCGATATCGGCTTTGCGCGCAATACCAACTTTGGTGCACCCTGGAACTGGATCAATCGCGAGAACACCACGATCTTTGCCAAGCTCGAGCAGCAACTCGGCAATGACTGGCTGCTCAAGACCCAGCTCAGACACACCCGCTTCAATGAGGGCGTGAATGGCGCGGAGATCGAAAGTTCGCCGGATCCCGTCACGCTGCAGGGTGCGGACTGGTGGATCCATCAAGCCAAGTCACGCGAGCGTGAAACCAGCTTCGATATCAATTTGCAGGGTAGCTTTGATGCCTTGGGTCAGCGCCACGATGTGATACTGGGTCTGGATCAGCACCGCAACAGCAATACCAATCGAAGCCTGTGGCCCAGAGTGGGGCCTGCCGACGTCTTCAACCGGATTCCACCGCAGGATCCGGGCTATCCGCTCGGTGACTG